TGTTGAGATTAGAGCTAGAAAGATTCAAAAATGATAATTCAACATACACTGGAGTCAAAGGAATAAGTTATGAACAAAAAGGAAGTAAAACTAATAAGTTTAATTCAGATGTTGAGAATGAAGTTATTGATAGAGAAAAAAGAGAAAATGAACTACAAACAAAGATTAAGGATCTAACTCTTATGAATCTTCAAATTGATGCAGCACTTAATATATTAACTCCAAGAGAAAAAGAAATAATTGAAAAGAAGTATTTTAAGAGAATGAGGAATATTGATATTGCTGGAGATGTTAATTTAACAGAAGAATATTTATGTGATGTTAGGACAGGCATATTAAAGAATTTGTCTGGAATATTGTTTATTGATTAATATAATTATAAAAGTAAAGTAATACTTAATAATTTATTAGTTAAAAGTTAATTAACCCTTGTAACAAGCTACTTTGGATATGATATTATAGTATTGTAGAAAGAATAAGTAATACAACTTATCAAACCTACAGATCATTAAATTGGCCTCCTTAAATTATTGAAAGCCTTCGATATTAAATTATTGTTGGCTTTCTTTTATATTATCCTTATTAGACGATATAAGAGGTTAAATGTTAAAACAACAAAGTATTCAATAAAACATATAAAGATTGACTATGGAGCTAATAAGCCTATAGAAATACATAATACTAATATACAAACAATAAAACACTGTCCGATATGTACAGAAGGGAAGTGATATAAATGATAATGAATGAGAAACATTATAAATGCATAGAGTTATTAATTAAAGGCTTGAAATATACAGAGATATCAAAGCAAGTACCATGTGCTAGGCAAAGTATATATGATTGGTTAGAAGACAAAGGATTTAAGGCTGAGCTGGACAAGTGCAGGCATGAGATTAAAACTCAAAGTAATAGTAGAATATTGGCTAAACTTGATACATATGTTGATAAGATAGAGGAGATAGCCTTTAACAGCGCATCAGATAACGTTAAATTGAATGCTCTTACATTCCTATACGAGACAGTCAATGGCAAAGCTACGACCAAGATAGAGCAGACTAACACAGATACTACTGGCAATAAAGATATAAAAGACATTGACAGTATGCTAACTGAGTTGGATAATAAAGGAAAAGTAATAGATCTAGCTGAAAAGGTTGGGAAATAATTAATTATATTTATACAATTAACAGTGCATAAACAGTTAAATATACATGATTATTGTACTAAATATACACAAAACAAAATGAATAATATACAACAAAATAATGAATGAGTCTATTACTAGTATTGCAGAATTGTAGTGCTATTAGTTATTTCGTAAAAACATGATTTAACGCAATAACTTATTAATATTGAAAATACAACTTGGGAAATAATATTCCAATAGATGTTAATATTTATGGATGGGGGTACCCTTCTAAAGTGGAAATGCGTGAAAATCTGTCGACGGACTCCATAAAATTTTATAATATTTTTAGAAGTGAGGTGGTTAAATAAATAATAAAACTAAAACAATAGTAAAAATGCTATTTGAATATAAGGATAAATAGTACAACATTCAAGATATAATCCCAGATTATTTGGAAGAAGAAGCCGCAATATATTTATATGATGATGGTACTTATTCAGATGATGGAACCAGAGCTGATTTAATTAGAAAACAATATGGGGAAAGTGAAATTCCTGACTTGCCATTAGGTAGTGAAGAAATAGAACTAATAAAGATAGAAATAGAGTATAATTAAGTTAGAGGTGATGATATGAATAAAGAAAAATGCCTTGTAATAGTTAATGAAACAATAAAACAAAAAAAGAGAGAGTTTTGTGATGATCCTGCTTTGGATATGGCCAGTTTGGTTGGAGGTCAAGATTTAATTGAACTGGTTATAAATATCTTAAATGAAAAAGGATTGTTAAAAGCAGATATAACTAATATGGAAATAGAAGTTAATAAACAAGACTTGATAAATATGATTTGTGGAAGTTCTCCTGATTTTAGTGAATTTGAAAAACTAGAAAACTATGGTAAATATATAGATAATCGTGGTTTTGATTGGTATTCTTATAAATTAGATAAGTTATCTGAAGAAGAGCTATTGAAACTATATAGAGAATTTAAAAAGCTATGAATATTAAAAGACCAATAGGTTTTATACTTGTTGCTATAAGTTTAGCATATATGTCTTATATGAAAATTACATCTTTTGATATATCACCCAGAATGCAATGGAATTTATATAAGTATAATTATATAATTGGGTCTGTAATATTTATGGTTGGAATACTTATACTAATTAGAAAAAAGGATAAATGATTAAGCACTTAGAATTATCTAGGTGCTTTTATTATGCCCATTTTAAAGGAAAGGAGAGGAATACATGATTTACTATGACAATATAACCTTTGAATCTGATAGCCTGTTTGAACTATATTTGCTTAAGAAGTATTTGATTAAACATTATGATGAAGATAGCGCCATTAAGCTCATAAAGGAATATGCCAATAGCTTAGATGATGTTGCAAAAGCATTAGGTAAGGTTGATATAGAATTCTTTTGCTTGTATTTTATGAGTGATACTTTTGTAGTTAAAGATTCTAATGTTGCTAGACAACTTTCTAAAGGCCATTATGAGTTATGGGATATTGCAAATGAGATATTTGTAGAAGATAAGCATGATAAGGCTGCTATTATTGAGCCCCGCGGATACGCAAAAACAACAATATTTGATATGGCTGTTAGTGTATGGTTACATTGTTATAAGAAGTCTATATTCACTCTTCTTGGTGCTAAAACTGATACAGATGCAACGCAATTCCTAGATTCCATTAAGAAAGTGTTTAATGAGAATCAAAAAATTATTAAATGCTTTGGTAAGCTGATTGATATTAAGGCTATAAAGACCAATAGTGAGAGATACACTGTTAACGCAAATGAGGTTGAATTTACTAATGGAACTTATATAAAGACTGTTGGTTCTGGAACTTCTGTCCGTGGTGCGAACTGGGGAGGAATTAGACCTACTGTATTTATCGGCGATGACTTTCAGGATGAAAAAAATATTCTTACTGATACTGCTAGAGATAAGCAATATTCTAAATGGACTAAGGAAATTGAGGAGGTTGGAGATAAAGCAGTATTTAGAAATGGAATAAAGATAAAAGCAGCAACTAAAATTATTGCTATTGGAACAGTATTACATATTGATTGTCTTATGAGTAGATTGAGTAGAAATAATGATTATTTTACTATCTTAAGACGTGCAATAATACTTGAGCATGGGCAGACTGTTGAAGATATTTTTGAATATGGAGAAACAGTTGAAGATGAATTTAAACCTGGTCTATGGTTACAATGTCATGATATTTATTTTGATGAAAAATTAAATAAAGAGGAAAGAAAGGATAAATCAAAGCAATTCTATGAGGATCACAAAGAAGAAATGAAATTTCAAACATGGTGGCCCGAAAAGTGGGATTGTTTTTTAGATTTAGCAGTTAAGTACTGGGAAAATAGAGCAGCATTTATGTCGGAGCTTATGAATGATGCAAGCTCTATTGGAGAAAAGTGGTTTAAATCTGTTGCTACTCAAACTAAAGAAGAAATTGAAAATCATACATTTATTAAAACAATGTTAAGTATAGATCCGGCCAGTACAACTAAGAAAAAATCAGATTATATTGCTATGGCTGTAGGTTCCAAGGCAACAAATGACTTTACTTATATAAGGGATTTAGTTCTTAAGAAAATGGAATATGAACAATATTGTAAAAGAACTGTTAAAATGCTTGAAAATACTATAGATGTAACTCATATAAACATTGAAAGAAATACTTTTCAGGGTGCTGATGTTGTTAGAATTAAGGAATTAATTTCAGAAAGTAAAATTCTAAAGGGCAAAAAATATGAGTGGATTAATGAAATGCAAAGAAAGAATAAAGATGAAAAAATAAGTACTGTTGTGGATCCAATGAATAATGGTCAAATTATTGTTTGTTCTGAATGTGTGGATAGTAAAGTTGCTGTTGAACAAATAAAAGATTTTCAAGGGCAATTGTATACAACACATGATGATATGATTGATTGTATTTCAGAACTTGAAAATAAATTAAAAGAAATAAAAGTTGTAAGTAAAGTTGAAATATTTGATAGAGATTCAGTATTTTAAGAAGGAGGTGTTAAGGTGGGATATATAGAGGGTAATTCAGAATTATTAAGCCACGTACGAAGCGATTTTCAAACTAGAAAAATATTATATGATAAAATGTATGATTATTGCATAGTTGGAGAAACAGAGGCCTATAGAAAGTATAAACGTAATCCTAAAAGAAGTAATTTAAAAATTAAAGTAAAATTCATTAAAAAATTTATAATGGAAGAAGTTGCATATTTAGTTAGTAACAAGATTACTTATACTAGTAAAAGTGAT